GGATAAGATCGAAGAGAAATCATCGGGTGGAATACTTTTGCCCGATGAACTCACTATGAAAGAGCAGTCAATTGAGCAGACAGGAACCGTTGTAGCTATCGGCCCTTGTGCTTATGTTGGTTGGAAGGGCTGCGACATTGAAGGAAAAACCCCTGCTGAATGCTGGGGAATTAAGGTTGGTGATTTGATTGAACACGGGAAATACAACGGCTTAGAGTCCAAAGTAGCGGGCTGTGAGGGACATAGATACGTTCCAGACATAGAGATATTGGGAGTTATAGATGAGTGAAATAGAGCAAGAATCAGTAGAAACAATAGAATCTGAACCTTTTGACTACGCTGCAAAGCAGTCAGAAAAAGCATCATCTGGCGGGTGGAAGCCATTAGACGATTGGATTGAAGATGGCAAAGACCCCGAAGAATGGGTGGACGCTACAACTTTTAACGTGCGCGGTGAGTTTATTGGCAAGTTAAAGGCCAAGGACAAGGATATTGACGAACGATTAGCCAATGTTAATAAGATACACGCAGCACAGCTTGATGCTGAAAGAAATAGGCTAATGAATCAGCGAGATGCCGCTGTATTAGAGGGCGGTAGAGATAACCTAGAAACTGTAAAGAACCTAGATTATCAAATGAATCAGCTTAATCAATCTCCTATACCCGTAGCAAAAGACCCAGCTATTTCTGATTGGGAGTCTAATAATTCATGGATTGATACACCTGGCCCTAAATCCGTCTATGCAAACAGCCTATTTTCTCAATCTATGGCTCGTGGAGAAAGTATTCAGCAAGCTCTGCAAATTATCGACTCAGAAATTGCTAGACAATATCCAACCCAGACATTGGAAAAGCAATCAATGACAGAAGGAGGGTCTAAGCCTGGAGGCAAGCCACGAAGCAAATCTTTGTCAATGGGAGATGTAACAGCCGAGGAAATGAAATGGCGCGATGCCATGCCTGATGCTTGGACTGATGACGCGAAGTTTCTTAAAGCAGTACAAGACTCAAGGAAATCAACATGAGCAATAAAAACGTATTACCTAGAAATGATGGCAGCAAGACTAACAATCAATCGGTAACGCAAGGGCTTGGAAATCAATCTCGTGACCCTAACGCTGAAAATCGACCCCCTAGAGTAGCAATGCAAGGCTCTTTAAACCTAGATTACCCAGAGTCTAGACTAGATCGTGAAAACTTTGCTTATCGCTGGTTTCTTGATGATCCAATCAAGCCTGGTCGAATTGAAAGCGCCAAACGAGCATATTGGGATCATTGCGAAGATGATGGCGTTAAAGTAACCCGTCCTGCTGGCAACGCAACACATTATCTGATGAGACTTCCTATGAACTATTGGTTAGAAGACCAACAGTTGAAGCGGGAGAAGAATCTGGCTACAATGTCGGAAGAGGCTCAACTAGGAGCCAACGAATATGCCCCTACTGCGTCAGGTCGCAGAGAGGGCGGGGAATCATCCAGAGTTAGCCAAAGCTCTAGTGATAACCCCTACGGCTAAAAACTCATCAAGCGGTAGACCGCCGGAAGTTGATTGAGAAATGAACGGGTATTTTATGCCCATTGTTTTTTATTCAATTTTCGGAGGTCGAAATGGCTTTTAATTATCAAGGAACCGAATCCAATGGCTCCGTGGATGGCAAGCAGAAGGAATACGCTGTTGATGCCGCTCACGCTGGAGTTCTTGGCCCAGGTGATTTAGTTCTCATTACTGGTGATGGCTCTGCCACGGGTGTATCTGAAATTGACGCGGGTTCTGCTACTATAGCAAACACTGGCGTTATCTCTTCAGTTAAGCCTAATATTGCTGGTGAATCTCTTTCTATCACTCATCTCGCAGCTACTACTGCTGGTGATGTTCTAGTCAACGTAGATACTGGCGCTCTTTATGATGTGCCTGTTTCCAATGGCCCATTGGATTTTGATAATGTTGGTTTGAACTGCCCTGCTGTTGTTACTGCTGGTACTGTGTCAGGAAGTCTATTTACATCAAACATGGGTGCAAATGCTACTGGCGTAGCAACAACTGTAACCCTTCCACTTCGTGTAGTTGCCCTTTTAGAAGATGAGGCCGGTGTCCTAGGAAACCGCGCTCTAGTTCGTTTGAACAACATCACTTCTAAGCCTGGCGCTCTCGGCATCGCTTAAAGGAGACATGATATGTCCGGTGTAATTGGTACAGGCAGTATCCCCCGTCTCTTACAAGATGGTGTCAATGAAGTATTTGGCAACAGCTTGGACGAGCATGAGTCTAAATATGACAAGATTTTCATGGTGCATGGCTCCAAGAAAAACTTTGAAGTAGACGTTCAACTAGAGGGTTTTAGCCGATCTGACACAAAGAGCGAAGGTAATGACATTACTTTTGATTCTCGCCGTCAGGGTTTTACCCCTAAATATCAGCACACTACCCTTGCAAAAGGATTTATTGTGACTGAAGAGGCTTTGGAAGATGAGCTGTACGGTCAGTTAAATGACGGTGCGCGAGCATTAGCTAGAGCTATGCGGATTGGTCGAGAGCTTGACGGGGCTAACGTCCTGAACAATGGCTTCGATGCAGCCTTTACTATGATTGATGGAGATGGCGCTCAGTTATTCTCTACTACTCATAATCGCGGCCCAAGTGGCGGCACATTCTCTAATAAGCTGGCTATTGATGCGGATTTATCCGAAGCATCTTTAGAAGACTTGTTGGCTATCGTGCAGACCACTGATGACGCTCGTGGGCTTCCTGCGGCACTACAATGTCAAAGATTGGTTGTTGCAGCGGGTACTAACTCGTTCAATGCTCAACGCATTCTTGGCTCTGTGCTTCAAAACGACACAGGCAATAACGCCACTAACGCTGTTCGAGATATGAACGCTGTGCGTGATGGATGGATGTCTAGTCCTTACTTAGCTGATGCAGATGCTTGGTTTCTAACTACTGATGCGCCTAATGGCCTGAAGTTCTTTGACCGAAGATCGGTTCGCTTTGGACAGGATAATGCTTTTACATCGGGCAATGCTCGATTTAAGGCAGATACCCGTTATAGCTTTGGTTGGACTGATCCAAGAGGCTGTTTTGGATCGCAAGGGGCTTAATTTTAGTATAAGTCTATGCAAAATGTAGCGGGTGTAAAAGCCCGCTATTCTTTAACTTAATGTCCCTGTCTGGTTAAGCGGTGGTTAGAATCCATCGGGCATAGGAGAGCAAAATGAGTAGATTGACTGAATATCCAAATGGTATAAGTTCCTTCCTAGTAGATTCTGATTCTGTAGCTAAAGAGTACAATTACACGGTTGTTATTACTACGGATTCCGGTAAGACCTTTACAAGTGAGACTGATGGTGTAATTTTTACGCTTCCGGCTATTGCTATTGGCAACACTGTTACTTTTGTTAATAATGCTGTTGATGGCGCTAATACGCTTACTATTTCCCCAGCCGCTGCTGATGGAATTACTTATGCGGGCAGTTCTACAGACAACAAAGACTTGATCAATACAAAAACAACGTCAAAACGTGGTGATTCTGTCACTTTAGCCTCTTTGAATGGCACTGTTGCATGGCAGGTTGTTGCTGTTCGTGGAACATGGGCCAAAGAGTAATAAGTGTTAACGGCAAACGAAAACGGATTTTCTTCTTTTATTGTGCCGAGAGGCAGCATTCCATCAAGGGGAGATGTCCATTATCGTTGCAACAGGGATTCCGGCAAGTCTTATATCTCAGATCAGCCTGTAAACAGATTTTATTTAGGCAAGATATGTGCCGGAAACACCCTTCAAATTACAATAGTTACGAGTGGATTTAAGTCAGTTACAGAGGTTATTCCCTACGAAGAAGATGGTATTTGTTATAAGGGTCATTACTTACCAGGAAAGTCTCTTATTTCTGAAAATGCTACAAAAGGCAATTATATTAAGTTATCTAGCCTAGACGGGAAGATGTGGCACGTAGTTGAGTCTACTGGCGAATGGTTTAAGGATGGGCTGACATAATGGGTACGGTATCGATAGGAATAATTACTGATATTAGTATGCCTGCTGTCACTTCTGGGACTATTGGCGGGCCAACTGCTATCTCTGACAATTCAGCAAGTACCGCTGTCCCTGCTAATTCGGCAAGAAATTCGCTAAGTATTGCAATAACTGTTAATGACGCATGGATTAGGCTAATGCCTTCCGCTACCGACTCAACTGTTCGCAAAGGATTTCCTGTATCTGCTGGGCAGACTTGGATATTGCCTACTTCTTGGTGGCGATCTTTATATTCTGGTGAGGTTAGTATTATTAACGCTGTTGATGGTCAAGCACCTGTTTACTATGTGACCGAATTGTAATTAACGTACAAATGAATTTAATTGAGGATTTGACATGAAACCTATAGTAAAAACTATCGCAGCTTTAGACGATGATGCAGATGGCATTAGTGTAAGCCAAACTCCTGCCGCTGGTGGCGTTCAGGATTTGACTATTACAGGTGCTTTAGCTACTGGCGGTGTTGCAACTATGGCCGCTGCTCAAATAATTACAGCTACTTGGGCTGGAGCTGATGGGGCTAGAACGCTTACAGTTACTTACAAAGACGCTGACGGTATTGAAACCACCGGAACTATCGGAGGAGCATCATCCACGACCTCTCAGAGTACGTTCTACGCCAAATCAGTCAGCAACATAAGCATTGATGACAATTCTGCTGGTGCGTTCACGGTTGGTGTCTTAGACGCTAATGGAGCAGTTTCTCCTACAGTTAGAGTAAACTCAGGACAGACATCTAGCTTTAAAGTTGGCTTGTTTGTTGAATTATCGGTAGGCGCAAGCCTTGTTTATACTGTTGAGCATTCACCAGATTGGCCTGAAAACGGCAATTACACGGCGGGATACTCAAACGCGGCAAATTGGTACAGCACAGACGGGCTATCTGCTCTAACGGCTACCAACGAGTCAAACATTGTAATTCCAGTGGAGTGTGTACGGCTTACGCTAACCTCTCAAGTTAGTGGAACGGCAAAACTTACAGTAAGTCAGGCATATTAGGAGGCATTATGGCTAGTCGAGTTAGAGTAACAGCAGAGCAGAAGGCGGGAAAACAGCTTAAACAGGGCGCTCCTATTCATTCTGACAAGAAATGCACTAAACAGAAGGCTTACACGGTAGCGAAGTAATGGGCATTATTCGGCGCGATTACTACCAGAAGGGTACGCATAACTCTGTCTCTGATGATTCGGGTCAGAAATACAAGCGTTCAGATATGCTTCTTACGTGGGACAACTTGCTGGTTGGAAAAGATGAGTATTATGAGAAGCAACCTCAACTTCTTATTCGCCCGCGTTCTGATAGGCCAGCAATTACTAATCAGACCCGCACCGAAAATACACCAACCAACTTGCTAGACCCCCCTTATGTAGCAGGAAGCTAAATGACTACTTCATCTATTTTGGCAAAAACGGCTGGAAAGATAATTGAACAGGCGTTACGCGATGCCCGAATTGTGGCGGTTGAGCAACCTATTCAAGATATTGACAACCAACGTGGCCTGGACGCGCTTAACAATGTCGCAAAATACTGGCAAACCCAAGATATTAATCTTTGGCTTGAAGATCAGGGCGTATTACCCTTAATTGTAGGTCAGGCCAGGTATTTGCTAGGCCCAAATGGCGCTGAATCTGCAAATGCTGATGATTTTTTCAACACAACACTTGGTGCGGCTCAAGTAGCGGCTGATACAGCCATTACAGTAGCATCTAGCGCCAACATGACCGCTGCTCCCAACATATTAAGCACCGACCCTACTACTTCAATTCAAGATTGGACGGCTATTAACTCAGCAACTTTAGCCGTTTCCTCTGGGCTTTTAATAACTAACGTCAGCAGCACAGCGGGCGGTGCAGATTACACACTTCCTGTAACGGTAGGACAGACCTACAGGGTTCGTTTTGGGTTTACCCTAGGCACTAGCTCTAGTTGTGCTTTTTCTGTCTTAAACGGCGCTACGGTAGCTGATACGACCACATTAACGGCTTCATCAGCCTCGACTGAGCTAACTATTACTGCTGTTAACTCAACAATTACTTTTAGAGCGCAAAATGTCTCCACTACTACGGGGCATACTGGAACGGTAGCAAGTCTTCAATATGTTGATGACCAGACAGGCTCCAGAATAGGCTTTGAGCTAACAGATGGGTCAAGATATTGGGATTACGTGCTAAATGTAAACTCTGCAACCTCAATTGATATTACTACGGGCCTTTTAACGGCAGCGTCTAGTGGATTAACCGTATTTTTCTATTTAACTAAGCTCGAAAGACCCATGAGGCTATTGAGAAAGGGCTGCACTTACTCAGATTCAATAACTGGCAGTGAAATACCAGTAAATAGATGGGCTAGAAGTCAATATCTTGAGCAGCCGGATAAGAATTCTACAGGAACTATTAACCAATTTACTTACCGTCCCAGATTAAATGACGGCGAGCTATTTATTTGGCAGGTTGCTGGCTCTGTTAACAATATATTTAGATTTAATTACGTTCGTCCTGCCAAAGTGTATACAGAAACAACTGACGAGCTAGATTTTCCAAGCGAGTTTTATTTGTGCTTAAAGTGGGCTATTGCCGCAGATATTGGCCCTTCCTACGGCCTTTCTGATTCTCAGCAAATGATACTTGAGTCAAAGGCAGCATCTATCCTTGAAAATACCTTAGCTCACGATACAGAAATGGACGCAATGATCTTGCAGCCGGACTTTAGCTAATGCCCATAATTCCTATTGGTGGTGAATTTTATCGATCCCCCTCTTTGCCTATATCGGCACAAGAGTGCGTTGGATTGTACGCCAATATCCCCCAAGCAATTGCCCCTACAAAAATGACACTTCTTCCTCCTGCTGGCTTAAAGTTAGCCACTACGGCTGGAGCCACGGAAATTAATAGGGGAGGAACTGTCTTCCAGGGCGTTCCTTATGTAGTTAATGGGTCGAATTTATACAGAATAGACCGCGCAACTGACGCGATGGGTACTAATACTTATTCTGCTGTTGCTGTAAACGGCGCTGTTTCTATTGCTGGAAGTGGCAGAGTAATGATGTCGGACAATGGGGCTGAAGGTGATCAGCTATGTATTATTGCTCCTGATGTTTCAGATAAATTTAATGCTTATATCTACACTTTAGCCACAACAACTTTTGTAGCTATTAGCGATACAGATTTTGATGGGCCTGTATCTTCTGTTCAGTACGTAGATGGCTATTTTCTATTTACTAAATCACAATCTCAAAAGCTATTTGTTTCCAATCTAAGAGATGGGCTGGCCTATACTGCGACTGATTTTGTATTGTCTGAGTCTGATCCCGATAACATTTCTGGGAGTTGGATACTCAATAATGAGCCTGTAATCTTTGGCACACAATCGTTTGAGCATTTTCAAAATGTGGGCGGGGCTGGATTTCCTTTTCAACGTGTCCAAGGAGCGGTTCAAGACAAAGGGTTAAAGTCTAAATTTGCGGTGCAGGAGGTCAACAATGCAATGATCTTTCTGGGGGCTTCCGAGGGTGAAACCCCTGCCATTTGGGCTTCTACTGGCGGGACTCCTGAAAAGCTATCAACTACAGCAATTGACACTGAGCTTTCTTCTTATACGCAGGGAGTTATTGAGGCTGCTTTTGCATTTAAATACTCTCAATCTGGCGCTCAATTTGTTGGTTTTACATTTCCAACAAAAAAGACATTTATTTACGACTTCACTACTGGAAAGTTTCACACTAGAGAAAGTCGTGATGCGTCTGGAACAACACTAAGTTACCGTGTTTGTTCAATTATGGACGCTTACGGGATATTGTTAGTTGGCGATTGCATAAGCTCTAAAATTGGCATACTTGATCAAAATACTTTTAACGAATACGGTGACGATTTGCGTAGGCGTTTTGTAACCCCTCAGATAGATAACGAAGGCTCACCATTTTGGCTTAATTCGCTTGAATTGTGGCTTGAATCGGGTGTTGGCTTAACTACAGGCCAAGGGTCTGATCCTGAAATATTAATGAGTTATTCTAAAGACGGAGGAAAAACATTCTCTAACCCTATTTCTCGCAAGATTGGAGAGATTGGCGAGTATAGTCAACGGGTAATTTGGAATTCTTTGGGCAGATTTGGAAGGCAAGTATGTTTTAAATTTGAAATGAGCGATCCTGTAAAGTGGAGTATTTTGCAGATAGAGGCTAGTTTTAACTAATGACTATTAAGCAAATACCTCGTGGGCATCCATTTACTGAGGACGGCATACTAAGTTACCGAGCAAGAGAAGTTTTACAATTGCTGATAGAATTAGACATACTTGAAGGGGCTGGAAGCCCAGAAGGTGTTGTAGTTGCTAAGTCTAGGCGTTTGTATATGGACACATCGGGAACGGCTGGCAGTATTCTCTATATTAAGAAGTTGTCAGACATTAGCGGCAACAGAGCAAACGGATGGATATTAATTTGATTATTCGTAAAGCAGAGAAAAAAGACAGAAAACGGGTAATAGAAATGGCTAAAAACTTTTATTCTGTTGCTGGATATGACCCGCATATACCTTTTGATGATGAAACTGCCTGCGAATTGTTTGAATGTTGTATGAATATGGGCCTTTGCTACGTTGCTGAAGAGGACGAGGTTGTAGGATTTGTTTTAGGAGTAGCAGCTCCTTCAATAATGAACAAAAACTATCTTATTGGTTCTGAATTAGCGTGGTGGGTAGAGCCTGAGCATAGAGGAAAGGTTGGAATTAAACTATTAAAGCATATTGAACAATCGGCTGAAGAAATTGGGCTTAAAATCTGGTCAATGATGGCGTTAGAGTCACAAAATCCTGAAAGTGTAGAGAAAATTTACTTAAATTCTGGCTATAAAAAGACAGAAACAACTTATTCGAGGTTTAACTAATGGCTATTGCAACAGGTACTGCAATACTAGCATCGGCGGCTGCGGGTCTAGTAGGCTCTACATTAGCCGCTAGAGCTGATACAAAGAGCGCGGAAAAATCAGTGCAATCTGCCGAAAGACAGAGAGACGAATCTCAGGCGTTTATTGAGAAAAACATAAAGCAGGCGCGTGGCGATTTGTTTAAGCTATACCCTCAAGCGCAGGAATCCAGACGATTGGGTGTGCAGGCGGGAATGGACTTATTGGGTCAGACTATCCCTCAACAACTTAAAGCATTTCAGGGAGGCAATGTAGCTGCTCAAAATATGCTTATTCAGGGGCTTCCCCAACAGCAGAACGCAATCTTGGGGCGCGGGGTGTCTTTTAACCCACAAGCTGTTCAATTAGGCGGCGGTATTAATATGCCTCAACTGCCACAGCCTACTCAAATGCAGCCTCAAATGCAGCCTCAAATGCAGCCACAACCGAATGAAATGCAGCCTAATAGGGAATTTGTAGAACCTAAATATTCAATGATGTTGGGAGCGGAGTAATGCCTCAAAACCAATATAACCAGTTCTTAGACCCTATTGTAGCGCAGTATCAAGCTGGGACTATGACTCAGGGAGATGCAACTAGGCAGATAGGAAGATACGCCGATCAGCAAGGTATTGGAGCTAATGAGCTAAGTGGCTATTTAGGTCTTAGTCCAGAACAAACTAGAAACGCATTTTCTCAGATGAATGTTAGCCTTGCTCCCGATCCTTTGACACAACAATACGGTTTATCTGGCGCTGAAAATGCCTTAAATCAAGGCGCTATGCAGTCTCAGCGAATGCTTGGTCAGACTATGGGCCAAGTTAATAGCACTTTTAATAAAGGAATTTCAGGTTTGCAGCCCTTTGTTGAGCCTGGACAGCAAGCCAATTCATTACAAGCAGCATTATCTGGCGCTCTTGGGCCGGAAGCGCAAGCCCAAGCCTTTAGAGACTTTCAAGCATCTCCTGGTCAATCATTCCTACAAGAACAGGGAGAGCGGGCTTTAACACGTAACGCAGCAGCTACAGGCGGTTTAGGTGGCGGCAATGTTAGGCGTGAGTTAGTTGGTTTTGGTCAGGGTTTAGCACAACAAGATTTGCAAAATCAATTTGGACGGCTAGGCGATGTTGCTACGCGAGGACTGAGTGCAGGAACTACTATCGGAGGTCTTCGAGGTCAGCAAGCCGGAATTCAAGGGAACATAGGCGCACAGGGCGCTAGTTTTGCTCAAAACACAGCCAATCAGATTGCAAATCTTAGAAGTAATGCAGGGGCTAATATGTCTGCCAATATAGGCAATACTACCTCTAGCTTGGCAAATCTCATTAACCAACAGGGCGCAGGCACAGCCGATATGTTAGGCGCTGGTTATCAGAATATTAATCAGTTGATTCAAATGGCTCAACAAGGTGACGCATCGGCTATGGAGCAGTTAGGTACAACTCTTGCAAATTTAGGTATGCAAGGTTCTTCTCAGTATAGTTCGCAACCTATCATTCCTGGCGCACAAACAAATTATCTAGGTCAGCTTGGGCAGGTTGCTAGTGGGGTTGGTGGAATGATGACTGCTTATGGCGGTATGAACCAACCATCTAATACATTTAACAACCTAGGCCCACAACAACAAAGATACGCAACCCAAAACTTTGCAAATCCATACGGTATTCAGGCAAACAATATTCCTCCCAATAGTATGCAAGCCTAGACAACATTTTTAAGGATAAAAAAATGCCATTGCCCCCTATTACACGCGCTCAACAGATCGGCCAAGCACTTGGCGGCTTTGGTGCTGGACTGCAAGGTAATTTACCTCAGTTTCAGCAGGCTCAAGCTCAACAACAGCAAATGCAAATGCTACAGCAAGAGAAAGAGCAAGAAATGCAGTTGGCTAGACAGCAGGCTCTGTTTGTTGACGCTCAAGCTGGGCTTCAATTCTTAGAAGCTGGAAACTATGACGAAATAGTAGAGTTAGGCATGAACCGCCTACAGAATCTTCAGCAATTAGGCGCAGAAGACCCTTCAGATACTCAGAGGCTTACTCAGTTAGCCATTTA